TCGATAAATTAACAAGTGAAGATATCAGAAGAACGATAATTACAAATTTAGAAGAATTATTAGGAGAAACAAATGACTAATTATTATAAGTTATACATAACAAGCTCAAAGGGGAATACAAGCAAATCAAAATACAAGTGGAGTAGTGAAGTACGAAAAGAAATAAGACAAATAAAAGATGGCAGTTACATAGTAATAAAGCGAATAAAAGGAAATGCAGATATTCCAGTAGGTAGAGGTTATTGGAATGGTAAAGAATTAATAATATGTGATGATAGATTAGATGTTGATTACAGAGTAGTTGGTGCAAATGTAATAGAATATCACGAAGAGGAGGAAAGATGAATAACAAAGTAATATCTAAAGAGTATGTAGAAAAGAATTATATTAGCATAAAGGAATTAAAAAAGGTGCTAGATATTGAAGATTATGACAATGTTGATGTTTTAAGTCATATTTCTACATTAATGAGTGAAGTGGACAGATTAGAAGATATTGAAGATAGAAAAGTGCAGATAGAATGTCAATTAATATTTGATAAAGGCGTAAAATCTGTAAAAGATAAAATAAAAGAAGTAAAAGCAAAGTGGGACAAAAGCATTGCTTGGGCAAATGCTGATGACTATTACTATGCAATGAAAATGTTAGATGAATTATTAGTTAGTGGTCAAGAAAGTGACCAAGAAGGTGGTTAAGAAGATGAGTGACGAAGAAATAGATAAATTAAACACAAACTTTTTTGGTTATGGATTAGATATAATAAAAAAATATTGGAATTGTGATTATGGTTCATTAGAAGTATGTAAAGAAAAAGAAAATGGAAATATTACATTAGAATTAACAACAGGTGGTTGGAGCGAAAACGAAGAATTCATAAATGAATTAAGCAAAACGTGGTTTTGGTTTTTGTGGTGGCAGGAAAGTAAAAGAGGCGGTTATTATAAATTTATTTATAGTGAGGAAATACAATATGAATGAAGAAGAGTATTATATAAATTATGTATTTGAATTAAGAAAAAAGTTAATGAATAATATGAAAAAATATGGTGTTGCAGTAATTAGCATAGAAGATATGCTATATGTAGATTTTTATACATTATTAGTATTAACAACTGGTGAAAACACTACATTGGAAGATGTACATAATGCTTGGGCGTGTAAAACGAACAGACATAACAAATTACACCCTAGTTTAGTACCATTTAATGAATTAAGCAAAGAAGTGCAAGATAAAGACATACCATATCAACAAGCAATTATAGAAACCGCAAAACAAATTAAATCGGGAGAATAAACAAATGAAAGAATTTATATACAAGATATTATTATTAATTGTTTTATCTGGTGTATTGTACTTTATCGTTGCAATAGTTAAGACAATTATTAATATATTATTAGAAGTAGGTGGTTAGATGCTAGAGAGAAAAATTGTTATTGAGAAAATGAAAAGATACAATAGGAATTGTAGCATACTAAAGGAATTAAAAAGAAAGTTATCTGATATAGAACAGCAATTATATGAAGATGATTTGAATATAACAACTAAATATGATGTTAATATAAAATCAAAGAACAAAGTTGGAGATAAAGTTGCAAAAACAGTTATTAACAAAGAAAAGCAAGAAGCAGAGCTAAAGCAACAAATCAACGAAATAAAACTTAAGATAGCAGAAAAAGAACGAGAAAAAGACTTTGTAGATGGATTTCTTGATGCATTAAAGAAAAGTGATAGAGCAATTATAGTTGCGGTATATGTTGATGGATTACCAATTAATCAAGTTATCACTGAAGTATATTTTAAGATGTATAACAGAACGTGCGAGCCAAAGACAATAAACACTAGACTTGGCAAGCCAATTGATGACTTGATTAGATTATATAATAAAGAGTTGGGGTAAAAATATGGTAAAATTTTGGTATTTTTTTGGATTTTTTTCGACTTTTCTTTGTGATATATTGTAAATGGGAGTTACCTCAACATATAATTCCTACACAAAAGAATAGAAGAGCAATCATTAGCCTTGTGGTTGTTCTTTTTTTATTGGAGAAAGCCTATGAAAAACAAAAGAATGGAAAGCTTGATATTTGAATACAGAAGATTGAAAAAATACTATTGTGACAAGTGCGTTAAGAAAGATAATTGCGACAAAATAGTAAAAAAGTGTATTAAAGAAGGAGTGATGCATAATGGCAAGACCGAAAACAGGAAAGTATGACAACTTAATCAAAGACATTGTTGATTATACTAATACAACGGAATACCCAATACTAAAAGAACTATGCTATCTAAAGCATTACAACTACGATTACATAATGCAAATGCAGAGAAAAGACGAAGAATTAGCTCAGTCTATAAAAGAATTACTCTATAAAAAGGAAGCATATTTGGAGAGAGAGGGTATAAAAGGAAACCTAGCTCAAACAATGGCAGTGTTTACATTAAAACAACTAGGATGGAGAGATACAATAGAAGTGCAAAATCCACAATTAGTTAAAGTAGAAGAACTACTAAACAAGATAGAGGAAGAAGCAAAGAATGATAATAAGTGATAAGCAAAAAGAATATATCAGAAATGCTATTCACAGATATAATATCAAAGTAGGTGCTAGAAGATGTGGTAAAACATATCTTGATATTCTTTATATGATACCCAAAAGAATAATAGAACGTAAAGGGAAAGATGGACTTAATTGTATTTTTGGTGTATCAAAAGGAACAATAGAAAGAAACGTATTGCAACCATTAAGAGAAATATATGGTAATGAATTAATAACACCAATAAGTAGTCAGAACATTGCATATTTATTTGGAGAAGAGGTATATTGTTTAGGATGCGAAAAAGCAAATCAAGTAAGTAAGATACAAGGTACATCTATAAAATATGCATATGGAGATGAGATTGCTAAATGGTGTCAAGAAGTGTTTGTTATGATACAAGGCTCGTTAGACAAGCCATATAGTTGCTTTGATGGTGCATTAAATCCAGAAAGCAATACACATTGGTTTAAAACGGATTTCCTTGATGTAATAGAGGAAAAAGGAATAGATGCATATGTACAATCCTATACAATATTTGATAACCCATTCTTGAGTAAAGAGTTTGTTGATAATTTATGCAAGGAATATGAGGGAACAGTTTATTATAACAGGTTGATATTAGGGCAATGGTGCAATGCTGAAGGATTAATATATAAGAGATTTGCTGATAATCCTAAAAAGTATATATGGAATAAAGACGAGCCTCTTCCAGAAGGTTATACAATTATTGGCATTGACTATGGTGGCAACAAATCTGGGCAAGCATTTGTGTGTACGAGAGTAAGCTATGATTTTAAAAAAATAATAGCACTAGGTAGTGAAAAGCATATGGGAGATATTGACCCAGATGATTTATTTGAATTAGAGATAGAATTTGCTAAAAAGATGGAATTCAAATATAAGTGCAATATTGACTATATGTTCCCAGACAATGAAGAAGTCGTGTTAATAAGAGGATTAAGAAAAGGAGCTCCTGTGCGAGGTGTAAATGCATTAGTAAGAGGATGTATAAAAGAGCCTATTAACGACAGGATTGATTTATTTAGAACAATGTTAGCATACGATATGTTTTGGTATATCGAAGATGAATGCAAGACTTTAGTTGATGCGATAAGTAGTGCATTATGGGATGAAGATGCAAAAGAAGATACAAGATTAGATGATTTTACAAGCGACATAGATACAATGGATGCATTTGAATATAGTTGGACTAAATTTATGCGACAAATAAACGATGTAACAGAACGAAAAAGAGGACAGTAAGGAATATAAAAATATGGAAAATGAATATTTTGGAACATTAAAAGTTATTGTAAATAAGCTAGAAAAAAATAGAGGAACTAATACAGACTTATATCTTGATTATTTAAGAGAAGATAACAAAAGATTATTTGAAGAGAATAGGCTATTAAGAGATGAGATTGATTATTTAAGAAAACAAATTAACCAATTAAATAAAAAGCTCGACAAAACACCTAAAAAAAGAAAGTATGTAAAAAAGAATGAGCAAGAGAAGGCTTTTTATAAAAATTATGATAATTTTAGAAAAAGCATATTAGAAAGAGATGGCTATTGTTGTCAAAATTGTGGTAGTAAAAATAGATTGCAAGTGCATCATATAAAATCACGAAAACAGCATCCTGAACTGATAATGGATGCAGATAATTGTATAACATTATGTATTGTATGCCATTCTCAAACAGAAAACTTTTTCGTAACATAATACAAATATAGGAGGGAAAAATGCTAAAGAATATTTTCTTATGGATTTTACAGAACATCTTTAAGGTAAATACACAAACAACACAAAAAGAAGTTGAGGACAATCAGAAGTATGCTAATGAGTATGAAAGAATTGATGACATTAACTTTAATTCGATTTTTAGTAATAAGTTAGCTAACTATGTTATTAATGATAGTAATGTCAATATAACAGGAGAGAATGCAAGAGTAGAGCTATTAGATAAAACAACACAATCAATGTGGAAAAGAGCAAAGAAAATAACATCAATGGGATTTGGTTATGGTGGAGTAATAATTGTTCCATATGTAAAAGGCGGAAAGATATATTATTCAATAGTACCACAAAATAGACTAACAATAGATGAAATAGATGGAGAAAACATAATAGGTGCTACAGTACTTGCAGAGAAAAGAAAAGTACAATCATTAAATGGCGAAAAGACATATATTAGATGGACAAATTATAAAGTTGAAAATGAGAATATAACAATAACACAGCAATTTAGTGATGAGGAAGGAAAGAAAATACCAACTCCAGACTTTTGGAAAAACATAACAGAAAGCCAAACAATAACAGGTGTTGATAGAGTGCTATTTGGTTACATTAAAAGCCCAATTAATAATAGAAAAACAGATGATAAGTATGGTGTACCAATAACATATGGATGCGATAGCACAATAGCAGAAATCAAAGAAACAATGAAGCAACTATTTAGAGAATACAAATTAAAAGAAGCTTTTGTTGGTGCAGATGTAACAATGTTTAATGGTAAAGATGCATTGCCAACAAATGGATTGTTTAAAAAGATTGATAGTGGACAAGATGACTTTTTTGAAGTGTTTGACCCACAATTTAGACCATATACAGATAGATTACAGGAATTATTTAAGAGATTAGAACACGAGATAGGAACATCAGCAGGAATATTGAGTGATGTAAACACATCTAACGCAACAGCAACAGAAATAAAAAGAAGTATGTATGACACATTCACAATTGTAGACGATATGCGTTCAAATGTTGAAAAAGGAATTGAAGATTTCTTATATAGTGCTAATGTGCTTGCAAATGCTTATAACTTAAGCCCACAAGGCGAATACGAAGTAAGCTTTGATTGGGATTATTCATTATTAGAAGATAGCCAAGAAGCATTTACTCAATTAATAACAGCACAAGGTAAAGGTATTGTATCAGATGTAGAAGTTAGACAATGGTTGAAGCCAGATGAAACAATTGAGGATGCACAAAAAGCAATAGAAGAAATAAAAGCAAGTGAACCAAGTGTTGAGCAATTAATACCAAATAATGCAGAAGAGTAGGTGGTAGCTTATGTTATCGCAAGAAGTAGAGGAAAGATTGGCAGAACATTTAACAACAAGAATAGAAGAAGCCAATACATATATACTAAAAAAGATTGGCGAAGCAATAAAACAAATAAGCACATTAACACCAAGTCAAGCTTATCAATTAGGGCAAATATTGAAATATGGTGGAACATATGAAGAGATAGCAAAAGAGTTGGCTAGAGTAAGTGGTAAGAATGTACAAGACATATACAAGATATTTGAAGAGGTGGCAAAAAATAACAAACAATTTGCTAAACAATTCTATAGATATAGAGGTATTGATTATATTCCATTTGCTAAAGACACAGCATTACAAAACCAAGTAATGAGTATTGCTACATTAACAGCTAATATGTATAAGAACATAGCCAATACAAGTGCAATAGGATTAATACAAGATGGAGAATTTAAGCAATTACAACAAGTCTATCAAGACACAATAGATAAAGCAATATTAAGTGTATCTCAAGGTAAGCAAGATTTTTATTCAAGTATGCGACAAACCTTAAAAGAGTTAGGCAACAGTGGATTAGTACAATACGCAAGTGGTAAGACTAGAAGGCTAGATAGTGCAGTTAGAATGAGTATGTTAGATGGTATAAGACAAGTAAGCAACGAAACATCTAAAAGGTTTGGTAAAGAATATGATGCAGATGGTATTGAAATATCAGTACACGCAAATCCAGCACCAGACCATGCAGATATACAAGGCAGACAATTTAGCAACGAAGAATACGAAAAGCTAGAAAACGGAGAAATTGCAACAGACTATCAAGGTAATACATACGATGGAGCAGATAAAAGACATATAAGCGAATATAATTGCTATCATAAGATTTTTACTATTGTATTAGGTGTAAGTAAGCCAGAATACACAGATGAGCAACTAAATGACATACGAGAAGCCAATTTAAGCGGTTTTGAGTATGAAGGTAAGCATTATACTATGTACGAAGGAACACAATTACAAAGGCGAATAGAAACAGCAATACGAAAACAAAAAGATACGCAAATATTAGCAAGAAGTGCTGGAGATAATGAGTTAGTACAACAAAGTCAATTAAAGATAACACAATTAACACATAAATATAATGAGCTATGCAATATAAGCGGATTAAAACCAAAGAAACAAAGAATGAGTGTAGCAGGTTATAGAAGGGTTAAAGTATGAGAGTTGCTATTGATAAAAAAGCAATTAAAAAAATAAAAGACTTTACTGAATTTGAATATATTTATGTATTTGAAGATGAGCCATTAGAAGAGCTTTTAAAATTGAATATGCATTGCATTCATAAAGATGCATTAATTGGTATCGAAGTAAATTTGACTGATTATAATATTCCTTGTTTAGTAAAGTCTAATGTAAAAAGTAATGATTGGAAAAAACCAATTGAAAGAAAAGACTATACATTTGCGATAATAGTGCCTAATTGTAATAATGACCACGGAGAATATAACGGAAAGACATATTTAAGAAATTGTATAGATAGCATAATAAATCAAACATATAAGAACTTTGAATTGATAATAGTTGATGATATGAGTACAGATGCATCAATAAAGACAATTAAAAGTTACAAAGATAAAAGAATTCATTTAATTGAGAATAAACGCAAAAGATACAATGGCGGAAGTAGAAATGTAGGAATAGATTATGCACTTGATAATTTAGAATTTGATTACTTTTGTTTTTTAGATAGCGATGATTGGTGGAAAAACGAGCAAGTATTAGAAACTATCAATCAAGAACTATACAATCACGAATTAATGCTAATAGGATTAGAGTGCATTAACAATAATGGTGTATTCTTAACAAAGTTGCACCAATATGATAATTATAAAGATTTCTTTTTAAGTGATAATAAAGTATGGTGTACAGCTTGGGCAAGAGTAATCAGAAAAGATAAGATTGTATATTTTTGTGAAGATACATTAATGGAAGATAGAGTATGGAGTTATAGACAAGCAGATAATGTTGATTTTGATAAAGTAAAGAACTTAAAAAAAGTATTGTATGTATGGAATAGAACAAACACTAACAATAGTGTAAGTCTAGTAAGAAATGGCATATGGAATGCAAGTGCGTGGTGTCATATAGGGCATCAATTACAACTAATTGAAAATCTAAAGCATAAAGAAATGATACCAATACTTAACGAAAGAATAAAACGATGCATACAAAAGGTAAGTGCAGGAACATACCAACAATACTAGAAAGGAGGAAAAAATGATAAAAGTACAAGTTATTGAAGAATTTAGATTAGGTAAATTTGATGAACTAAAGAACATCAAAAGAGCTAGTTTAGACAAAAATGAAAAAGGACATTTATTTGTAAATGATATATTTGAATGTACTGAAGAGATGGTAGAATACTTAACAACAAACAATGCAAATAAAAGAGCATATGTAAAAGTTATTGAAGTGGTACCAGAAGAAGTAAAAAAAGTAGAAAAGCCAAAAAGAAAATCAAGAAGAGTATTATAAATTGCACGAATTTAAAAGCGATGCTAGAATATAAGTGAAATTAGGCTTTATCGGTTTATGCGTAAAACCGTTGATATAAAGATATTGAATTCTATGTTGGAGCTAACCAACGAAAAAAAGTCGAGGAGGAAATATTATGAGTTTAAAGGATTTTTTAGAGAATTTAGAAATTGGAGAAGCAAAAACCAAGTTGTCAAAAGATGATATTAAAGGCATATTAGCCGAGAGTGGCAAGGTTGTAGATAATGAAAAGTCAAAATTAGAAGAGCAATTTAAAAAGGATGTTGAAAGTTATAAGACCACTATTGAAGATTTGAAAGGACAAATTGAGAAAGCTCCAAAGTCTGAAGAATTAGAAAATCTAAAAAGCACAATAGCAGATATGGAAGCAAAAGAACAAAAAAGAATAGCTGATGAAAAAGCCAAAAAAGATGATGAAATTCTAACTAAAAATATTATTGAAGCATTTGGAGATAAGCAATTTGTAAATGAGTACACTAAAAATGCAATAATCAATGATGTTAAAAGTGCTTTAAAAGATAGCAAAAATGGTGGAAAGTCAGCAAAAGATTTGTTTGATGAATTAACTAAAGACAAATCAGATATTTTCGCTAATCCTAATAAAGTAGCTGATATGGCTGGAATGGGAGATAGCGAAGAAAACAACAATAAAAAAGAAATGCCAATTATATGGTAATTAAAGGAGGAATTGAAAATGGCAAGAATAGACGCATTAAGTATCGAATTACAAACAACAGGAAAAGATAAGTTAGCAGAAGAATATGGAAAAGTTATTGAGAATTTACAAGCAGTTACATTAGCATCAAGATTGAAAAATCAAGACCTATCAGGCGACCCTACATCAGGAACAGTAGAAGCAAAAAGATTTGTAAACGTAAGTGGAAATGCTTATGGAACAGCAAGAACAGCAGGAGCAGGACAAAAGGTTCAAGCAAAACCAGTTGTAATTGCAATTAATGATGACACAGAATATATTGAAGAAGTTGAAGAAAAAGACCTTAAAACATATGGTGTTGGTGGTTTAATCGAAAGAAGAACAAGAAATCATCAAGATGCATTAGCAAGAGAATTAGACAATAAATTCTTTACAGAAGCAGTAAATGCTGGAACATCTTTTACAGCAACAGCAGGAGCATCAATCGAAGATGAAATAGAAGAAGCAATTGAAAAGGTTGAAACAGTTAAGAATGACTTTGTAAATGGTGTACCAAGAAATTTGGTTGAAATAGTTGCAAGTCCAGCAATATATGGAAAATTAAGAAATAAAATTAATTCTATTTCAAACTCAAATAATTTAGGTGTTGTACCAAACTATGAGCAAGGAACATTCAACAACGTAAATATTTATTCAAGTGTATTCCTTCCAACAGGAATTAACTATGTTGTAATGGTAAGAGGAGCAGTTGCTCAACCAGTTATGACATCTATATACAATCCACAAAAAGTTGAATTATCAGATGCAACAGCATTTGGTTTGTTTGCTTACAAAGGAACAAAAGCAGTTATGGAAGATTTAATCTTCTACAATGGAGAAGTTGCAAGTTTATAAAATAGGAGGTGTCTAAATGGAGTTTACAAATCAATACTTGACATATCAAGAATATCAAGATTTAGGTGGTACTCTTGAAGAGACACCTTTTAATATGTTAGAAATAGAAGCACGCAAAGACATTGATAAATATACAACAGGTAAGTTGATGGATTTAGATAGTCAAATTAATGAAGTCAAAGTATGTATGTATATGTTAATCAATGAAATTAATTCATATAACAACTTATCAGTTAGTGGAGATGGCTCAAAAGTCATTGCAAGCGAAAATACAGATGGCTATAGTGTAAGTTATTTAACCGCAAATGAAAGTACCTTAAAAGCTAATGTTGAAAGAATTAAAACTATAATCAAAACATATTTAACAGAATGCAGGTTAGAAGATGGCACACCATATTTATATGTAGGAGTGGAAAAATGATAACGAATGGAAGTATAACATATTATCATAAAACACTAGATGCAAATAAGTTACCAGTATGGGAAAGATATACTTTTGAAAAGGCTTGGCATTTTGGTGGTAAAGGAAGCTCAATCAATAGAGGTTATGAAAATGCTAATGATATAAATGTGCGAATTCCAATGGAGTTTGTAACAGATACAGAATTATTTACAATAGGCGATATTATAACAATTGGAGTAAATCCGCCAATAACAAAGCAAAGTGACCTAGATGAGTTTTACAATGTAACAAGTATAACAATCAACGAATATGGAAATAATCCGCACGTACATCTTGGAGGAAAGTAATATGAAACTTAAGCCAATAAGTGTAATAAAAGCAGATTTAGGTATAAACCCTCGGTGGTAAAGTACAACGATTTTTGACAGATACTTGTTATAAGCATATAGACAAGTATGTGCCAATGGACACAGGAAATTTAAGAGATATAGTTGATAAAGGTGTTGATTATATAACTTATGAAAGTCTTTATGCACACGCACAATATATTGGAGTAGTAAATGGGCATCCAGTAAAAAACTATACTACACCACGGAACAGGACCATATTGGGACAAAAGGATGGTAAGTGCTGAAATGAACGATGTAATTAAAGAGGTGCAAGAATATGTCAATAGAGGTAAATGATTTAAGAGTAACAAAATTAAGAACATATTTGATGAGTGTTATATCTGAATTAATTGAACAATACGGAGAAATGAATATTAACTTTTTATCTAATGAACCTAATAACTACTCATTAGATAAAATACCAGTAAATCCTACGCAAGAGCAATGGATTATTGGTAATTTCTTGAATAGAGATGTTTATTCATTTAGAAGTAGAGTTAACTATAGTGCAGATACTATGACTAATATAGAAAATATTGGATTTTTTGAAACTTTTGAAAAACTAATTAAGCAAAAAAATGACAATAATATATTGCCAGATATAGATGGAATTCAAAGCATAAGTTGTTTAAATTGCGGAAGTTTAAACAATGCAAATACAAACACAGCAGAGTTTGACATACAAATACAAATAGAATATAGGGAGGTGTGATAATGAAACCAATTGCAAAAATCAATTGCCAATTTAATGGAGTATTCTATGATAAAGGCGATGAGATAGAAGTAAAGACGAAAGAACAATTAATAGAACTAAATGAAAAAGGTTTTATTGAGCCTCTTACACCAAAGCAAATACAAGATTACTTTAAAAAGGAGGATTAACAATGGGATTAGCAGTAGTACCAGATAACATTGAAAAGATTAAAAGAAGTCAATTCATTACATACATTGATACAACACCAACAGGAAATTCAAGAACTTGGGCAGTATTAGGAGTAGGTGTTAATGAATATGCCGTATCATACAACCCACAAGTAGATACAGAAAAATGGATTGTTGAAGATAATGCAAGAAATGACCATACATCAAACCAAAAACAAGGTAGTGTAACACAAAAATGCTATAAGAATGACCCAGAATTTGAGTTTGTTGCTCAAGGACGTGACCAATTGAACTATAAAACAAAAGTATTGGATGTAGATACTTGGAGCGGAACACAAGGAAGTTATAGTGCAAAACAAAGCGATGCAATAATCACAGTAACATCTTATAGCGGTGAAGAAATAGAATACGATATTTACTATGATGGTGACCCACAAGCTGGAACAGTAACAATAGCAAGTGGAGTACCAACATTTACACCAACATTATAAAACCTTGAGAGGTTGGAGGGCAACACCTCTGACCTCTTTTTTAAATTATAAGGAGGAATTAATATTATGGAAGCAGAGATTAACATCAAAAGCGATAATACAATTCAACTTAAAAAAGATGAGGATGTATTAAGATTAAAAATTATAGATGAAACAGGAAAAGATACAGGAAACTATTTAGAATTTGATTTGAACGATTTAGATTATTTACTTAAATTACAAGAGATGGTTGAGCAAGACAAAAAGAATAGAGAATACTTAAGAAACCAATATGCAATTATTGATAAGAAGCAAGACCATAAAGGTAAGAAATTATTTAGCTCAAATGAAGAGGCAAGAATTAAAGCTACAAACGAATTCTTTAAAAAAGAAGCAGAAATATACAATATGTTTTTAGGTAAAGATGGAGTAGAAAAGCTTTTAAATGGCAGAAACTTAACACTTGCTAGATTAGACGAGATAGATGAAATAATCGAAAAAGTAATATTACCAAAGCTTGAAATCAAAGCAGATGATATGAAGAAAAAAATAATGTCAAAATACTCAAATAAAAAGAGAGATGATGTAATTGAATAATCCAAAGTATGTAAATGTAGATAATGAATTATACGAGATTAATACAGATTTCAGAATAGCATTAGAATGTAACACAATAGCTCAAGATGCATCTATTGGCGATATAGAACGAGCAATGGCAATTATATATAAGCTATTTGGAGAAAAAGGATTGGATTGCGAAAATCAAAATAAATTGCTTGAACTTGCAATGAAATATCTTTTACTAGGTGAAGATAAAAAACTTCTTAAAAGCGAACCTCATGAAAATTATGAACTGGATTTTAATAAGTGTATAGGATTAATCAAAGCAAGTTTTAAGTTTGATTATAAATATGACCCGTTTGAGCTTAAGTATTTACATTGGTATGACTTTTATAATGATTTACAGAGTTTAAGTACAAGTGAGTTTGGTAATTGTTGTATATTGAATAGAATAATAAGTATTTTAAATCAAGATGTAAAAGAAATCAAAGATAATAAACAAAGGCAAAAAGTAATAGATGCACAAAAGATGTTAAAACAAAAATATTGTAAAGAAGAAAAAGTAGAAATGACAAAAGAACAAGAAGAGAGTGCAAGAGCATTTTACAAATCTTTAGGAATAAATATTTAGAAGGGAGGTTGTAAAGTGGATGGAGAAATAACTATAGGCACAACGTTAAGCACAGATAAATTTGATAGACAGATAGCACAGCTAGAAAAGAAAATGAAAAAAGAAGAGAGTAAAGACATAACAATACAAGCAAATATATCAAGTTTACAGCAAGAAATAAATAGATATGAAGATTTAAGGAAAGAAGTAGAAAGCTATAGAAATGAAATAAGCAAACTAGAGGCTATAAAGGCAGGGGCAAAAGAAAGAGGTATGCAGTTAAGACCATCAGAGTTTTTGCCAGCATATCAAGATGCTAAAGATAATTATGTGAAAGCCAATAGTATATTACAAGAACAAGAAGCAAAAATAAATTCAATTAAAAATAGGGTAGTAGAGCTAAATGCAAAACACGAAGAGATAAACTCAAATATATCAGAATATAAGCAAAAAATTGAAAGCATAAAAATGCAACAACACGTTGCACAAGTAGATGAAATGAAAAACAAATTTAAAGGTGTTGGAAGTACTATACAAGATGCAATTGGAAAAGTAGCAAGATTAGCACTTGGAATATTTGCTTTAAGAAGTGCATATATGGCAGTAAGACAAGCCTCTTCTACATTAGCCACTTACGACAAACAATATGCAGCTAACATAGAATATATAAGATACGCATTGGCTCAATCAATAGCACCAGTATTAAGGTACATTGTAAATTTGGCAGCAACCTTATTAGGTTATATTAATGCGATATTGAATGCTTGGTTTGGAATAAATTTATTTGGAAAAGCAAGTGCAAAAGATTTTCAAAAGATGAAAGCAGGAGCAAGTGGAGCAGCTAAAGCAGCTAAAGAAATAAGAAAACAATTAGCTGGATTTGATGAAATTAATATGTTAAGCGACCAGTCAGATAGTGGCGGTGGCGGAGGTGGCGGAGCTGGAGGAGCAATGCCAAGCTTCGATTTAAGTGCATTAAATGGAGATGTACCAGAATGGTTACGATGGATTATTGAAAATAAAGACTTAATATTATCAGTAATGGCTGGAATTGCAGCAGGATTGTTGGCTTGGAAATTTGGATTAGATGCAATAAAAGCATTAGGCATTGGAGTATTAGTTGCTGGAATAGTGTTTACTATACAAGCATTACTTGCTTATTTAAAAGACCCTAGTTGGAAAAACTTTGGAAAAATTATACAAGGTATAGGAGTTGCAATTGCTGGACTTGGAATATTAATTGGAAGTGTACCAGCAATTGTTATAGGTGCGATTGTATTGATTGTAGGTACAATAATTAAGTATTGGGATGAAATACAAGCATTTTTACAAAAAGGTATCAATTGGCTTAAAGATAGAGCAGATTGGATTAGAAATAATTTAGGCGATACAATAGGCAACATTTACGATTTATTTGTTAAAAACTTGCAATTAATACTAGATTGGTTTGATAACACATTTAAGAATATGAAGAATATTTTAGATGGTTTAATTCAATTTGTAAAAGGTGTATTTACTGGAAATTGGAGAATGGCTTGGGATGGCTTAAAGAAAATTGTTGGTGCAGTATGGGATTGGATTAAAAACACTATAAAAACAGCATTCCAATTAATAGTAAATATAGCAGACCAAGCAATTAATGCGGTAAAAGGATTTTTCAATTTATTGTGGACAGGAATAAAAGCAGGTGTATCAGCATCGTGGAATTTTATAAAAAGTATATTTGGAGGAATTGCCAGTTGGTTTGGTGGTGTAATAAATAATGTAATTAATATGTTTAGAAACTTTGGTGCAAAAGCTGGAGAAGTAATTGGTGGAGCTTTTAGAGCTGCGGTAAATGGTGTATTAAGAGCAATTGAAAGTATTTTAAATTCACCAATTAGAGCAATAAACTCACTTATCAGTACTATTAACGCAGTACCTGGAATTAACTTAAGCCATTTAAGGACATTTAGCTTACCAAGACTTGCAAGTGGTGGTATTGTAAATATGCCAAATAGACGGAACAATGCTAGGCGGTGCAATTGTAGGAGAAAGCGGTAGAGAAGGTGTAATCCCATTAACAGATGCTCAAGCAATGGCACAATTGGGTGAAGAAATTGGAAAGCACGTATTGGTAAACTTAACAAATGTAACAGAAATGAATGGTAGAGTTTTAGCAAGAGAAATCAAGCAAATTCAAAGTGAACAAAACTTTGCGTTTAATATGTAAGGAGGTGCAACAGATTGTTTATAAATAGGAATTCAATAAAATTAAATAATGTATCTATGGGTCAATATTTATTAAGTGCAAAATATGAATTCAATAAGCTATGGGGTAGTGATACTGGAAGAAACTTAAAAGGCTCATTTAGTGGCACATTGGTTGGAATATTTCCGAAGATAACACTAACTTTTAGAAAATTAACTCAAGCAGAGATGAACTTTATTGCACCGATATTAGATAGTGGTAGTCAGAGTTTGACATACTACGACCCAACAACAAATTCGAATAAAACGATAACAACATATACTGGAGATTGGAGTTACGAAAACAAGCAAATAATGACAAAGAATGAAAGCTTTAGTTGTACCTTTATTTCGAGAGAAAGGAGGGCATAATGAAAGCTCATACAGCTGGATTTAAAAATACAGTAAAACAATTAGGCAGAAAATTAAAAGGCATAATAACTTATGATGATGTAACAATAGATGATGAAATATATTCAATTACACCACATTATGAAGGTGCTATTTTAAAATCAGTAATGAAACAATTAGACATAGAAGTTACAGTTGATATACCAATTGGAACTATATTGAATTGTCAAATAGGAATATTAGTTGGTAACGATTATGAGATGCTGAATTTTGGTAATTACATTGTCAATAAATCTGAAAAGCAAGAAGATAAAGGAACATATAAGATTACTTGCTATGATAAGCTATTGTACTCAATGAGGAAAAATGAAGATATGCACATCACATACCCTATAACGATAAAGAACTACTTGAATAGAGTGGCAAGTATGATTGGTTTAACAGTTGCAACTACATCCTTCTATAATGATAATTTACAAATACAAAGTGAATTGTATCTAGGATTAGAATACACATACAGAGATATATTAGATGAAATAGCACAAGCAACTGGAAGTATAATTTGTTTGAATGGAAATGATGAAATAATTGTAAAATACCCTACGCAAACAAACGATACAATTGATGAGGATTTTCTAAAAGATGTGAATGTTGACTTTGGGCAGAAATACGGACCAGTAAATTCAATTGTATTAAGTAGAAGTGGCGAAAGTGATAACGTCTATTTACGAGATGAAGAAAGTGTTACTGAAAATGGATTAACAGAAGTAAAAATTGTTGATAATCAAATAATGAATTTTAATGATAGAAGTGATTATTTACAAGGTATTTTACACGCATTAGATGGCTTGTATTATTACATAAATGATTATAGCAGTACTGGTATTTTATATTATGAGATTGGCGATTTATACAACGTACAAGTAGATAATAAAACATATCAATGCTTGATGCTAAATGATGAAATAGAAGTAACAACAGGTATAAAAGAACAAGTATATGCAGAAATGCCAAAAGAAACAGAAACGGATTATACAAAGGCAGATAAAACAGATAGAAGAATAAATCAAACGTACTTGATTGTTGATAAGCAAAACCAAACAATTGAGAGTGTTATATCAGATGTAAGTGAACAAAATCAAAAGCTTGTTACGATGCAACAATCTATAAATGAAATAGATGCAAAAATATCAGATATAGCAGATGTAACGACAAGTGATAGTACATTAACTGGTGTGCTGGAAATGGACAGTATTAATGAAAGCGAGCCAGTAAAAATTGAGATGCATCCAACAGGACAACAAATAAGTCACTTGATTATTGGTATTAAAACAATAATTGGAAACAATGCAATTTTAAGAAGTAGAACATTAAGGTTTACTAACTTAACAACAAATGAAGTATTCAATTATATCTTGCCAGACAACTTGTTTTATTATGATAGTGAGAATTATGACACATTCACATTAGAATACGAAGGGCAAATATGCCAAGTAGAAAAGAAATGTAAATTAGAAAATGGCGACATTGTTTTGTTAGATACTCCAGTGATAACAAATTACCCATACCCAGACATACATCTAACGACTGGTGATTATAGAATTGAGTTAGTTGGTTATACTGGTTATATATTCGCTAGATTAATGTGTACTAATATATACACAGAACAATTTGCAACAAAAGTAGAAGTAACAAGTCAAATAAATCAAAAAGCAAATGAAATAACAGCACAAGTAAGTGAAACATTAACAAACTATGTAACAGAAACACAAATGACAAGTGCTATTAACATAGCAAAGAATGAAATCAACTTAAATGTAAGTGAAGTAAATACAAAAGCAACTACAGCACAAAGCGCCGCAAATAACGCAGTAACACTTGCAAATAATGCTCAAGCATCAGCAACAAATGCACAAACAACCGCAGATAATGCACAAGATGAATTAGATGATTTAAGTGAAAATCTAACAACAAATTATTACACTAAATCTGAAACAAGTAGTGCTATAAATCAAAAGGCTAATGAAATAACAAGTAGTGTAAGTCAAACTTATTCTACAAAGGCAGAAACAACCCAAGCCAAAAATGATGCAATAAGTACAGCAAATGCAAATACTGCTCAAGTATTAGAAAGCTATTCAACAACAGAGCAAATGAATAGTGCTATCAATCAAAAAGCAAATGAAATTACTACAAGTGTAAATCAAGTAAGTAGTAGAACAACAACAGCACAAAATACTGCTAATAGTGCGGTAAGTAAAGCAGATAATGCTCAAGATACAGCAGATGATGCATTGAGTAAAGCAAATACTGCTCAATCAACCGCAGACAATGCAACAACTAAAGCAACCAATGCTCAAAGCACAGCAAATAGTGCAACGACAAAAGCAAATAACGCACAAAGCACAGCAAATACAGCAACAACCAAAGCAGACAACGCACAATCAACAGCAAATACTGCTAATACAAAAGCAGAAAATGCACAGACTACTGCAAATACTGCTACAACAAAAGCTGATAACGCACAGACAAGTGCTGATAATGCTCAAACGAGTGCTAATAATGCTTTACAAGATATTCAAGATACAAACAATGCAATAACAGGTATTAATGAAAATATAGATGATATAAATGCACAGATTACTGATTTAGTAGAACAAACAACAACATTTTCAACAAAATCCGAATTACAACAAACTGCTGAAAGTTTTGAAGCTAGCATAACACAAACAACTGAAACATTAACTAGAAGTATTAATGGAACTCAAAGTGAAATAAGTGAGATTAAGAATTATATTCATTATGATATTCAAGATACAACAGGTACATTGACATTAGGTAAGACAGATAATCCATACACATTGCAACTTACTAATCATGAATTGAAGATAAATGAGAATGATAATACAGTAGCTTATTTTGATGAGGATAGTATGCAAGTAACAAATGGTGTGTTTAATACATCTTTAGCTATAGGTAACTTTGAGTTTAGACCAGAAACAAATGGAAGTCTATCATTTACGAGGAGGTTAAGCTAATGTCGAATAATGGAAGTATAACAAGTAATGCACAATCTAATAGAAGTATAACTTTTGCTTGGGAAGTACAAAGTCAAAGCATTGCGAATAATACAACGACTATATATTGGCAACTAAAAGGTAGTGGCTCAAATACTGGATGGGTAGAGAGTGGTAATTTCCAAGTAAAGATAGACAATTCTGTTGTATATTCTAGTAGTACGAGGATACGATTATATAATGGAACTTTAATAGCAGAGGGTACTTATACCTTTACTCATGATAACAATGGAAATAAGTCATTTAGTGCTTATATACAAGCTGGTATTTATGCAATAGCAGTAAATGTATCAGCAAGTGGAAGTTGGGCATTACCTCAAATAGCAAGACTTGCAGTAATTGATAGCTTTGATAAAGGTACTGATATAGCACAACAGATGACAATTAAGTACACACCTAAAGCAACTGGATTTTATTACAAATTAAGATTGTCAATTCCAAATGTAATAGCAATAACAACTATAAATCTTGGCAATAAAAGTGCAAGTCAACAAACATATAATTATACATTTACAACAGCACAATTGAATACGATATATGCTAAATGGAGTGGAAGTAGCGAAACAATACAGATTGGTGCGGTAATTGAAACCTATCAAGATAGTGGCTATGCAACAAAGTTAGGCGAGAGTAATGAGTTTATTAGGAATATGGCACTACCAGCAAGTATAAAGCCATCTATAAGTGCAGTAAGTTTAAGTGACGCAACAACTGCTTATTCAACAATTGGAGCTTATGTACAAAGTATAAGTAAATTAAATTACTCAATAACAGCAAGTGGTATATATAATTCAACAATCACAAATTATACAATAACCGCAAGTGGTACAACTTATGCAAGCTCAAGTAGTAGTAGTGGTACAACTAATGTAATAGGGCAAAGCGGAAATCTAACAATAACAATAACAGCAAAAGACAGTAGAAATAGAACAGCAAGTACAACAAGAACAATATCAGTATTAGCTTATACAAAGCCACAGATTACAAAGTTTGTTGTATCAAGAAATTCAAGTAATCCAGCTCAAATCATTTCACAAATGCAAGGCTCAATAACAAGCTTGAATAATAAGAATACTCACACATTTACATTGCAATATGCTAATCACGGAAGTACATCTTTTACAACAATTCAAACTTGGAATGCACTAACACTAAATACAACGAATACAAAAGCATTAACAGAGAGTGGAGAGTATGATTTTAGATTAACCGCAAGTGATAGATTTAGTAGTGTAAGTAGAACAATAGTTGTAACACAAGCAGAAAAGCTAATGAATTTTCATCAAAGTTTGATGGGCATTTGTTTTGGTGGATTTAGTGAACGAGCTGGTTTTGAAAGCAAGATGGACGCATATTTCAAAGCTGGATTAAAGAAATGGAATGGAAGTAGCTATGTTGATATTTTAAGACCAGTAAGCTTATATAATAATACAAGTGGAACAACAGGAAATGTAACTCTTGGAGAAACATCAGCTAACTTTAATGAGATAGAAATACTATATACATTAACTAATACAGATGGAAATGGTACTGCATTTGAAACATTTAAAAGTGTAAGTATACCAAGTCCAAATGGAAAAAAAGTAAATCTTGAAGGAATAACATTTCATACAAGTGCTGGTATAGTACAACTTGGTTGGGTAACTCTAACAATAAGTGGTACAAGTATATCAAGAGGAACAGAAGGCTTTATGAATTTAGTACAAGGACAGACACCAACAAGAAGTACACAAACAAAAATAAAAATATACCGAATTCAAGGGTATAGATAGGAGGAGAAATGGCATATACAAAACAAACGTGGACAGATGATGTGTCAGCAGTAACTGGAGCAAGAATGACACACATAGAACAAGGCATATATGACAATAGTTTGGCAACAGACAAAATAAATCCAAGTGGCACAGCAACAACAACCGCAGAAATAGAAGAAGGGCAAATAACTGATGTAATAGGATTTAAAAGCTTGAAATTAAAAGGACAGACAAGTCAAGGTGAAAATCCATCACCAGACAGTCCACAAGATGTAAATAATGTAAGTGGTTATAATGAGATTAATATATGTGGTAAGAATTTATTTGATAAAGATAATATAATAAGTGGTTATAGATTAGATGGTAGTGGAAACCCAAGCAGTTCTGCTAACAATGAGTTTACAAGTGATTTTATACCAGTTGAAAGTGGAACAACATATATAAGAAGTTATGGGAATATAAGTGCATATACTAGAACCTGTTTCTATGATAAAAACAAATCTTTTGTATCAAAAAATGATGATAGTCAATCTTTTACAATACCTAGTAATGTAAAATATATAAGATTTAGTGAATATTTATCAAAATTAGATACAATGCAACTAGAACAAGGTTCATCAGTTACATCTTATACAGTACATCAAGGAAATAACTTTGAAATAAATTTAGGCACAATCGAATTATGCAAAATAAGCACATATCAAGATTACATATTTAAAAGAGATGGTAAGTGGTGGAAGCATAAAGCAATAGGGAAAAAAATATTGAATGGAACAGAAAATTGGGCATTAGAAAGTAGTGGAAATTCTAATTTTAGATACCATATCAATAATTTTTACGATGGCGTAACTATGAACAATACTAATTCATATTGTAATAGATTTCCAATAAAAGAAATTACAAATTCAACAACAGATTATGGTGTTTATGGAAGTGGAACAGATTATTATTTTAGAATAAGAACAGAAACAGAAATGACACTAGATAACTTTAAAACGTGGTTAAGTTCAAATAATGTAGTTGTATATTATGTATTAGCTACACCTATAGATGAAGAAATAACTTATGCTCCATTATTAAGACAACTAGATGAATTATATAATAGTGGCTTATATGATGTAACAAACATTAGTCAAGATAATTCTAGTGAAGCTTTTATACTAGATTTAGAAGCTTGCAAGAATAATATTAATGGAATAGTAGAATACATAAGACGTTGATTTACTTAAGATAAAAAATATGATATAATAAATAAGGAGATTACAATGGCTGAAGAATATGTGAATAGAAGTGAATTCGATTTGCTAAAAGAAGAAGTACAAGAGCTAAAAGTAGAAATGAACGAAAACAAAAGTTTACTTACAACTATTGATAAAAAGATAGATGTAATAACAGAACGCATTTCTAATGGCGATAAGATAGATGAGCTTAAATTAAAGCCAATCAATAGAAGAATAGATGATTTGGAAGATAGTCATAAATGGCTATCAAGAACAGTATGGGCATCGTTAATTGGAGTTGGAATCAAGATATTGTTTGAGGTGGCAAAACATTTTAATGTGTAAGGAGGTGTTATTATGGAACAAAATAGCTTGGCTTTAGAGATGTTAAAAGAACTAAAACATCAAAGTAAAAGATGGTTTATCATTGCTATAATAGAGCTAATCATAATAATTGCAACAAACACAGGATGGTTGATATATGAAAGCAATTTTGATACAATAACTGAAGAAGAACAAACTCAAGAAGCATATTATAATGACAACTCAAACATAACACAAAATATAGAATAGAGGTATAAGTTATGGGTTATGCAAGACAAACGAAAAAAGTTACTACGAGGAGAGTTAGAAGTAATGGCTCAAGAAAAATCAGAAGAAGGAAAAAGAGATAAAGTTAACTTTGATTTTACTAAAAAAGAGCCGGAATACATTTTAGAAAATGCAAACTTTACTATAGAGCAAGAAGAAATATTCAAGATGCTAACGAGCAGATATGGAAGAGCATCAATTGTAAATATATCAATAAAAATGAATATGTCTGAAAGCACAGTAAAGCGAAGGATTAAACAAATTAAATCCAAGATATTGAGGTTAGTGTAATGCTAACCTCTTTTTTTGACCTTTTTTAGATATTATCTCGAGCCGTGAACATATCAAATTGAATATATAATCCTTTTGAAAGGAGTTGATTAGAAGATGAAAAAAGAAAGCCGAAATAGTTACAAAGTAAGCTTTGCTAATCAGCTTCTTTTTGTTTTGAATAAATTGAATAAATTAGATGCAAAATTAGAACGAGAATATAGCAAAAATCAATTTTTAATTCAAAGTAATGAAATTATATTGCAAGATAAAAAACAAGCTAAAATTTGATTTTGACAATAAAAAAAGTAAGTAGCTGACAACTACTCACTCCAATTCGTATATTTAAATTGTTTTCGCAGACAATTAAATTATAACATATCAGTTTTAAAAAGTCAATAAAGGAGATGATAAAATGGCATACCCTTATTACAACAATAATCAATTTTATATGCAAAACCTGACAAAATATTTGACTATTTCGTAGAATGAAAGGAGATAAATTATGAACGAGATGGATGCATATAATAGAAGTGGTTACAGAGATTATAGAAACTATGATGATATGGACAATAGAAGCTATAGAGATTACAGAAACTATAGAGATGACTATAGAGATGATTACAGAGATTACGATAGAAGAGGTGGCAAAATAAATAACAGAGATTATCGTAACTACAGAAATTACAGAGAAGATTATTATGAAGAACTAGAGATGCTAATGGAAGATATGAGAGAACAATACAGAAGATTAGAAGATATATCTGAAATGGCATCTAATCAACAAGATAAAAATATGCTTATGAAAATAGCACAAAAAGAAAAAGAAAATATGAGCTATATAAAATCATTAGTTGAGAAATAAAATGGAAAAAATATGCGATTTCGTGATAAATAAGCATATCTATTCTATATATGATGTTGATAGAATAACAGGCAAAAATAGTTATGTTGGTAGAAGTGACTATGAAGATAGAACTATCTATGTTGAAATTGGCAAGATAGAAAATATGCTATTAACTTTAAAACACGAATTGATGCACGTATGGTTGTATGAGAATGGACATAAAAATCAAGATGGAAATGAAATATTCGACTACGAAGATATGTGCGAATTAGTTGCATTAAGTAATAATTCTATCAATAGAATAGTTGATTTATATTTAAAAGAAAAGGGGTTAATATAACCTCTTTTTTGTATGGTTTTAAAATCCATTATATAATTTTTTTGTAGTAGTATTAGTAGTATTTTAATAATGAAAGGAGAGATGTTATGGACATTACAACAATTATAGGCATTATAACAATTGCAGTTACATTTATCTTGGGATTATTAGCAAAAAAAAGCAAGTGGATTTCAAATCACTTAATACCATTGCAAAACTTAATTATTGGCATAATAGCTTGTATAGTTAATTACTATTTCACAAAAGATTGGAGCATTGCAATAGCTGGTATTGGATTATTCACTGGTGGAACATACGATATAGGTAGCAACTTAAATGAATTATTTAAGAAGGGAGAATAGTATGGAAGAAGATGATAACATTATAATTGAAGATGTTGAATTTAGCGAAGAATTATATCAAAAGAACATTCAAGAAAACAGCCTTGATATTGAATATGAAGGAGGCGATATAGATGCAGATAACTAATGTAAAATGTCCAGAAAACAAGTATTCTATAAAATGCCCATATTCAATGACACCAGAATATATAACAATTCATAATACTTATAATGATGCAAGTGCAATGGCAGAGATTTCTTATATGTTAGGTAATAACTTAAAGACATCATTCCACGTTGCTGTAGATAATTATAGAGTAGTAACTGGAATTCCATTTAATAGAAATGCTTGGCACGCTGGAGATGGTAGAGGAAATGGAAATATGAAATCTATTGGAATTGAGATTTGCTATTCTAAAAGTGGTGGACAAAGATTTGAAGAAGCTGAAGAACTATGTGCAGAATATGTAGCAATGCTATTGAAACAACGTGGATGGGGTATTGATAGAGTAAGAACTCATAAGAGCTGGAGTGGCAAGTACTGCCCCCACAGAACTTTAGATATGGGATGGAACAGATTTCTTGATAAAATTAGAAAATATATGAATATCAAACCAGTTGATAATTCAAATATAAGTAAAGGAAGTGATGAAACAGTGAGAACTTATGCTAATGGAAGCACAAGAGAAAACATATATAGTGATAGTGACTGTACAAATAAAATAGGCTCATTAGACCCTTGGGAGAAATGCGATTGCTTTGGAATATTTAGCAATAGAGCTATGGTAAGATATAAAGTAAATGGAAAGAACAATTACAAATTAGGTTGGGCAAAATGGCTAGGAGGAGTAAAATAATATTTGACTAATTTAAAATTACTATTTGACTATTTTAAAATACGTGCTATAATAATTATAATTTTGTATATATAAATATATAAGATACTCAACCTATGAGGCGGATTACCGCCTCTTTTTTTATGCTTTGAAATATTTCTTGACATACTAGGCACAGTATATTATAATATACAACAAGAAAGGAGGGAAAGAGGTGTATTATTTGAATGATGTGCATCCCAAGTATGAGTACACAGTCTATTGCAGAGTTGCTGATGCTTGTCCTTACGTTATGCGAAGTTTTACAAAGAAAAAAGATGTTGATGCATTTTTAAGAAATTTAGCAAAGTGGCACGATAGATATCATCAAATATATTACATTGACAATAAAGGATTTAAAAATGAATATACGATTAATATGAATGGCAAGTACTACAAAATTTTGCGTAGACCAGTGAACGATTGGGAGGAGGTAGAGTAATGGCAAGAAATTATCAAAAAGAGAGCAAGTGGAAAAAAGAAAAATACGACTTAATCAGAGCTAGTGTTCCAAAAGAATTGGGTGCAAAGTTAAGATTTAAATTAAAACAAGAAAATAAAACTATTGCATCGTGGATTAAAGATAATGCAGAAGAGTACATTGAACAATAACATCAAGCTTGTAACAAAAATGACACATTTCTTGCAATATAGATATATCAATTGTTACAAGCTTCTATTAAATTTAATTTTAAAAAGGGTATTGACTTAAAAAAGTATTAAGTATAATATCAATTCATAATCATTAAGGTTGAGATATAAAGATGACATTGCACAAAATAAAAGTTATGTTAACAAGTAACTCAACCGAAATGGTTGGGTTATTTTTTTATGCAAAGGAGGTGCAAAGTTATGAAAAGATTAATACAAAAAATTATCATTCACAGTTATTTATTTGTATTTTTATTTTTAGCATTGGGAATTGCAGGGAACATAGAATTAGATAGACCAGTACCAATGTGGAGTATAGTTGTTTTCTTTTTAAGTGGAATATCAATTATACAAGTATGTAAAAACAATGGTTATGACAAATAGGAGGTTACAAATGAAATTATCAACTAAATTAAGGTTACTATACTTATTTCATTATCAAGATGTTTTAAAGATGGAATTGTTTTGTTGTGAACACAATTGGGAAGAACAACAAATACGAGATGAATTAGAAGATGTTACTTTTCAAATTAAAAGAATGGAGATAGAAGTATGAGAAGGTTATTCAAAAGAATATTTAAAAAAAACAATATGTTACGCATCTATGCTACACGCAAGGAAAATGAAGTACACGATTTAAGAAATGAGATACACGAACTAAAAGCAGAAATGTTGAATATGGAAATCGAATTAAACGATAAAAACAAGTTAATAGTAAAGCTAATGAGTGAAAGAGATTTATTAATTGAAAATCTAACACCAAAGAAAAAAGAAAAGCTAGCTGAATTACTTAACGAAAAGGAGAAGAACAGCTAACTTTAATGGAATTGTATAGTCGAAAATATTAACTATACAAATTATATTAGCTTTTAAAAAATAAGTCAAGGAGGTTAATTATGGATGAATACGAGATGCACGAAATTACTGATGAATTTATTGATGCATTAAGCGGAATGATTTTGGAATATAAAAGATATAAATGGCTTAAGGATTATATAGAAGAGCTAGAGGGAATGAAAAAAGAGCTAAAAGAAGAATTCGATGAAGAAGAAGAAAGATTAGCGGAAAAGAACAAAAGAGAGCGAGAGGCTGAAATAAACGATTTTTGGAAATCACAATTTCCAAATTTTCCAAATTTTTAGGAGGCATTAATGGATGGATGGATTTGTTTATACAGAAAATTTCAAGAACACGAATTTTGGCAAGAAAAAAGAGTATATAGCAAAGCAGAAGCTTGGTTGTCATTGCTTATGAAAGCCAATCACAATACACACACTTTCATACTTGGCAATCAAATAATTAAAGTTAATCCTGGAGAATTAATTACATCAGAAATTAAGTTAGCGAAAGAATGGGGCTGGGGTAGGAAAAAAGTAAAAAATTTCCTAACGGTTCTGAAAAATCAAAAAATGGCTACAACAAAGTGCACAACAAAGTATACAAGTGTAACCATTGAGAATTGGGAGAAATATCAAAGTCAAGGAACAACAAACGGCACAACAAACGACACATCGAAGGAACATCAAAGGAACATCAAAGGAACACATACAACAATAATAAACAATTATAACAATGATAAACAAATTAATAAGAAAGAAAGAAAGAAAGAAAGTTTTGATGACCTCATCAATTCATATACTCAAAATGAAGAATTAAGACAAGAACTAAAAAATCATTTAGCTACAAGAAAAGCTAAAAAAGCAACACTAACTAATAGAGCGATAGAATTATCATTTAAAAAGCTTGATGAGTTAGCATCAGATGATTATACAAAAATAAAAATAGTACAACAAAGTATCGAAAGAGGATGGACAGGATTTTTTGAGATTAAGCAAAATAAAGAAAACACATTAAAAGGAAATCCATTCTTGGAGATGTTAGAGGGAGGAATATGACAAGAGAAGAAACAATAACAATATTGGGAATATGTAAAGCAAGTTACCCAAATTTTTATAAAGATATGACAAAAAAAGAAATGGTTGGGATTGTTGATTTATGGTATGAAATGTTTGAAAACGATGATGTAAATATAGTTAAATTAGCAGTTAAAGAATTGATACAAACATTACAATTTCCACCAACAAT